AATTGGTGACGAAAAACCCACGGGCGAGCTGGCCGGTCTTCCCGTCACGACGGCCCGGGAGCTCAATACGATTTTTTTCGTCGGCGAGGAAAACGAACATGTCACGGTCGCCGGCGAAAAGTGTCGTATTCGCCGAAGTCACTTCAGCGAGCCCGCGGCCGAATTCGCCCGGCACGCGGAAATCCCCCGTCACGCCGTCGCCGAACCTCTCTTCCAGCGACCGCACCACGTCGACATTCCATATACGGCCATAGCGCGGGCCGGTGGCCGCCCGGAGCTCGAGCCCGTCGGTGCCGCGCGTGAGCAGGACGCCGGTATCGGTTGCGTCGCGTTCGACCTTGAGCCCGTAGTTCAGACAATCCGCGGCCAGCGGGGCCGGCAAGCTGCGCAGATACGCGGCCGGGGCGCCGGACAACGTCGCGAGCTGGCCGAATGCCCAGTTCGTCGGGGCGGCCGTGTGGCCACTCGGGCCCTCGATAAGAATGCCCGCGTTGTCGTCCGTAGGGATCACCCCAAGCTGACGGGAGCTAAACACGGCCGCGCGGGAATTCGCGCGGAGCTGTTCGAGCTTGGCGCGCATGGCGGGCAAGCTGGTAAAGCGCTCTTCCGGCGGGCGGGTGGACCATTGACGGGAAGCTTGCATGAGTGTCGACATGGTGGAATCTCCTTTCTTACTTTCTGGCCGGGACGAAATTGTCCCGGCCCGAATACTAACTGAAAAAATAAAAAGTAAACAAGGGGCCCCTAGTCGGGGCGGCCGAGGTCGCCGACGACGTGGTGCCGCAGGAATGAGCCCGGCGGGAGCTCCCGGGCGAATTGCTCGAGGGCGGCCACGTCATCCCGGGCCCCGCTCGAGCTGGTCCGATTCCATTGCAGCGCCACGGGGCCGCCGGCGCCGTAGCATCCGCCGGCCTTGTCGGTCCCGACGCGTGCAGCTTGCGCGCCGTGGGCTTCGAATACGACGACAAGCCGACGGTCCGCCCCTCGAGCACACAAGGGGCGGCCATTCCCACACGTGGCGCAGTTGATACGGTCCGACACTTCGGCCGGGCAACGTACGAGCCGGACATCCCCGACGCGGGCCGGCCACGTGGCGCCCTTCGCTACCGTAAGCACGGCCGCGCGCCCTTTCGCCGTGGCATCTATGGCGCCCTCGAGCGTGTCGGCGCTGTGGTTTATCACGGTCTCGCCGGGAGCTGGCACCGGGAGCTGGTCCGCCGGGAAATGCGAATAGGTCCACGCGGTACCGTTTCGCGGTACCGCGTGCCGAACAGCTTCGAGATATTCCGTATCCAGATCCCTAGCGCCTTTATCGGGCCGCGGGTTGAGCGGGCACGTGGCCGGGCAAGTATTGAAAACATCCCCGGAGCCCGCCCGATACGTGACAGCTATCGGGCCGGTCTTTCGGTTTGCAGACTGGCGAACGGTCTTCAGCATGGCGCCTTTCTCCTTTCTAGTGCGGGCCCGGTATGGGCCCGACGTCGCGATACTCTCACGAAATAAAAAGCCAGCGCAAGCGGGCCGGCCCCCTCAACCCCCCCTCAAAAAATACTTCTCGCCGTCGTCGTCTTCTTCCAGTTCATCCTGCCGATAACACCACGTGTCGTAATCCCAGATTTCTACAGCAACCCCATCCGGTGCTTCCATGACTTCGGGGATGCCCTCCCGGATGGTGACGACCACTCGTTTTCTCTCATTCATGCCTTGTCCCCTTCTTTAATTTGCACGTCGCAAGTGATGGTCCAGTTGACGAAATCGTACTTGTCGGGGTCAACGAACCACCTGCGGCGCAATTCCTCCGCCAACAACTTAGCGACTTTCTTTTCGTCGACGTTGCCCGTTGAGTCCACAGCATCCGCCAACTCGACGCTAACCTTGTTCGGAGCCGGGTCGTCGTCGTCCACCATGTACTCGTCCGGGTCTTCGTACCATGTCGTCCAGTAACTGTCGCCCTCGCCGTCGGCGTACAACTCCTCCCACTCCTTCGGCGTGATTTCCTTATACAGGCAGACCTCGGAGCAGTAGTACTCGCCGCACTCGATGTAATACCCCTCATTCATCCCCGCGCCGCACTTGTCGCACTCACGGGCGTATTTCTTATAAGCCATAGCGACTTTCTCCTTTCTAGTGCGGGCCCGACATAGGCCCGACGTCGCAATACTCTCACGAAATAAAAAGCGCGTGCAAGTCCCCCCGCCTATTGTCTGTCTGGCCGCAGGATGCGTCCCCGCACCTCGAGTGTCTGATGATCTAGTTCGAACACGTCGCCGGCCGTGTCGACTCCGACAAAAAGCACGTGCTCCTCGTTTTCCAAGCTCTCCCGCTGCCCCTCCATGTACTCGGGAAGCTCTTCGGGCGCGACGGCCGCATTCCTCGAGTACGCCTCGAGGCAATCGTCTATGTATTGCAAACGCTCGGTCTCGGCCTCTTCCCGGGTGTCAAAAAGCAGCGGCTCGGCATCTTCTGGCGTGCTGCCTTCGAGCGGAACGTAAAGGCCGCACATGGTGCCCGTGATGGTGGCCCAGCCGGTTTTCACAATCTTAATGGACATGGCTTCTTTCTCCTTTCTGCTATGGCCTAGCGGCCCCTTCGGTGCAATATCGATTGCCAAAGCATGAACAGTACAAAACGCACAATGTTCTTTTTTGGTGGCGGTTCGTCCGGTAGCTTTAACGGCCCCGGTGGGAACGGTTTTCTTTTCATTCAGGCTCCCCCCAATGCCGCAGTAATCGCGCCAGCGAGCAGCGCCTCCACACGGTTGGCGGCGAATTCGTCCGCGTCCGGGTCGGTAAGCAGCGCATGAGCGGCCTGTGCTGCGGCAAGTAATGCGGGCGCCGATGCGATTAGATCGCCGTTCCACATATCGCGGCGCGGGGTCAACATGCAGATGGCCTTGTCGGCGGTATCCACAACCTTAACGCTCGCACCATTGCTGCCCACTCTCCACGGGCCGGGCGTGTGCTGTGTCATAGGGTTCCCTCAACCTTGCGAAGCACTCGCTCGAGCTCCGAGCAAACCTCGTAACTATCCCCCGCACCCGGAACCTTAAACCGGGGCGCGACATTGAGTGCGCGCAAGGCAAGCTGCACGGCACCCAGCAGCTCGGGAGCTGCCGCCAGCAAATAAGCATTTGCCTCTGCCATATCAGCACTCCAGTCTTCGCCGTTAACCATTGCGATGCGCCCATCGGCACACACAACATCAAAATCTGTTGTGGCCGATCCATCGACGCTCCAAGGGCCCAAGGTATGCTCTTCCATTGTCGTCTCCTTTCTAACTTTCTACGCTGGAACATCCCAGCCCCGCGAATCTATACCAACGGCTCACGCCTCCGCAAGGGTGTACATCAGCATGTTCCACGGGACCGCACCGTAGTGATAGCCCACAACGGGGTCCGTATCGATGCCGGACTTCGCGAGCTCGAACACTTGCTTTCCAGAAAACAGCAAGAGCTGCCCCTCCCTCGAGGCCACCTTACCGGGAGGCACGTACAGGACCAGAATGAACGTCCGCACCCCCAGCTCCGCGTGCCGGGCGTGAAAGGCAATCTGATGCGGCGACAAAGCCACCTTGCGCCCGCGTTTCACCACCTTCAGCTCGACCGGGACAAACTCCCCCGTCTGCTTCAACGCGATGAAGCAGTCCGGGATGCCCAGATTTACCCGCGACTCAATCCGGGTAATAAGGCAGTTTGGGAGGTTTTCCTTTAGCCTTTGGTACAGGCTTGTTTCGGGCTTTGACGGCATCCACAGGCTCCTCGGAGGGCTCCGGTTCGGGGGGTTCCAACTGGATCGGCTCCTCGAGGCTTTCCTCCACCTGCTGCGGCGTGACATCGATGATGGGGCTGCCGTTGCCGTAGAGCTTCTTGATTTCCTCGAGCTTGCGCATGACCTCCTCCTTACTCATGGAGTCAATCGTGCCGTGCCGAATCTCCTTGCGGTCGATGTAAATCGTCCCAAGGGCCTGCCCTCGACGATACTCGGCCTGTACGGCGGCCCCGTAGGCCCCCGCGGACAGCGCTTGGTCCCGGATGACCTGAAGGTCCCGCATGTGCCGCTCGTAGGTCGTGCCGTACTTCTCGGCCATCTCCGCCCGGACCTTCTGGATGGCCGCGACGATGTGCGGGTTGACATCCGGGTTGGTCAGGTCCTCAGCCCTACGCTTGGCGTTCTTCTCGGGCCACCCTGCACGAACCACGGCCTCCTGCAACGTCACATGGCCGTCCCCCGACACAAACTCGTGGACGAACTTCCATTCCTGCGTCGTGAGCTCGCGGCTCTTATGGGGCTTTACGGGCCGTGCCAGCTTCTCCAGCGTCTGGGGCTGGATACCCCTGCCCATCTTCTTGCTGAACTCCTTGTCGGCCTTGCTGCGCAGTTTCACGCGACCCTCCAGACCCGCCAGCCGTCCTCGACCTTCCGGCACGAGAAC